AAAGTATGCGGGCCTTCCATTAGCATCGTTTTGCCCATTACTGGGAGAAATGAATAGCTCAACACAGCACTCCGGACAAAATATTTCACCCTTCATTTCTTGTTGATATTCCGACGTCAGAATAGATCTTGCTGTCGAACGCAATACTGATTTATTTCCTGTTTCGAATCTCCATCCCTCGAGATAATAGGCAAATTTTATACGATTGTTATTCAAGTTTTCAGCTGTCATATCAGGAACTCCTGTTCGGTCTTAAGAAACGCTACATCAGTAGATCCAATCTAGCCCCAAATAATGGCATGACGCCATTATTTTTCAATGCTTTTGACGTCATGCTTGTCATCACCAAATCTACAACTCTCCCTCATTGATGTAGCTGACGCGCGTCACGACCATGCCCCTCATCGCAACGCACTGCTCACCCACCGGCAGGCGCCCCACGCAATGAGGATTCCTGGCATGAAGAAATTTCGCAGCAACTGGTTCCGCGTCGCCGTCGAGGGCGCTACCTCGGACAAGCGCACCATCAAACGCAACTGGCTGGAACAAGCCGCGAAGAACTTCAACCCGTCCACCTACGGCGCGCGCATCTGGCTGGAGCATTACCGCAGCGTGCTGCCAGACGGCCCATTCAAGGCCTACGGCGACGTATTGGCGGTGAAGACTGAAGAAGTGGACATCGGCGGCCAGAAGAAACTGGCGTTGTTCGCCCAGGTCGAACCGACCGCCGAACTGATCGCTCTGAACAAGGCCAAGCAGAAGGTTTACACCTCGATTGAAATCGACGACAGCTTCGCCGACACCGGCGAAGCCTACATCGTCGGGCTTGGCATCACCGACTCCCCGGCTAGCCTCGGCACTGACGTGCTGTCGTTCTCAGCCCAAAAACCTGACGCCAGCCCGTTCAAGGATCGCCACTACTCCGCGACCTCGATGTTCACCGAGGCGGTCGAGACCGAATTGACGTTCGAGGAAATCGAAGAGAAGCCCGGCATCGGTGCCCAGCTCTTCAACAAGGTGCAAAACCTGCTCAAGGGCAAACAGACCAAAGACGACGCGGATTTTGCCCAAATCAGCGAAGCCGTCGAAGCCGTGGCCGAGCACGTCAAGGACCTGCCCGAACAACTGGCTGCCGAGAAGAAATTCTCCGCTGGGCTGAAGACGCAAATCGAACAGGTCAGCACCGACCTGAAAGAGCTGAAAACCAAGCTCTCCACCACCCAGGACCACAACCAAACGAAGCGCCCTCCGGTCACCGGTGGCGATAACCAGGTCATGACCGACTGCTGACAGTCGGCCTACCCAAAGCCCCGAACAAAAGCCCCGAACAAAAGCCCCGAACATCGAAGGACAACATCCATGCGCAACGATACCCGCAACCTCTTCAACGCCTACCTTGGCCAGTTGGCCAAACTGCACAGCGTGCCGGACGTGACCACCAAGTTCGCCACCGCGCCGAGCGTCACCCAAACGCTGGAAACCCGCATGCAGGAATCCAGTCAGTTCCTCAGCGCGATCAACATCTACGGCGTGACCGAGCAGATGGGCGAAAAGATCGGCATGGGTATCGGCGGGCCGAATGCCGGCACCACCGACACCACCCTGAAGGATCGCGAAACCACTGACATCACCACCCTCGACGACCGTGGCTACTTCTGCTCACAGACCAACTTCGACACCCACCTGCGCTACAGCAAGCTGGATGCCTGGGCCAAGTTCCCCGACTTTCAGGCGCGCATTCGTGACGCGATCCTCAAACGCCAGGCGCTGGACCGCATCCTGATCGGCTGGAATGGCATCAACCGTGCCGCCACTTCCAACCCAGCAACCAACCCGCTACGTCAGGACGTCAACGTCGGCTGGCTGCAAAAGATGCGCACCGAAAACGCCGCCCGGGTCATGTCGGAAGTCGGCGAAGGCTCGGGCAAGATCACCATCGGCGCCGGCAAGGACTTCACTAACCTCGACGCCCTGGTCTTCAGCATGGTCGAAGAGTTCATCGCGCCCTGGTACCAGGAAGACCCGGACCTGGTGGTGATCTGCGGCCGCCAACTGCTGGCCGACAAGTACTTCCCGATCATCAATAAGGACAACGCCCCGACCGAGATGCTGGCCGCTGACATCGTCACCAGCCAGAAACGCCTGGGCAATCTGCCAGCGGTGCGCGTGCCGTACTTCCCGGCGCGCGGGCTGCTGGTGACCAAGCTGGAAAACCTGTCGATCTACTGGCAGGAAGGCAGCCGCCGTCGCACTGTCCTCGACAACGCCAAGCGCGACCGCGTCGAGAACTACGAGTCGGTCAACGATGCCTACGTGATCGAGGATCTGGAATGCGCCTCGCTCGCCGAAAACATCGAAATCGCATCGTAAGGGGGCCGACCATGACCAACCCCTGCCGCCGCCATTTCCAACGGGTCACTGCCGCCATCGAGGCGGCAGCCGCCGAACCGACCCAAACCATGGCCGGAGCCACGGCCTACGAGCATCAGCTCAACCAGCTGCTGCAAGATCGCCTGCGTCTGAAACAGGTGCAGTCGAACCAGGGCAAGGCCGAACTCAAACGCCAGCTGTTGCCCGACTACGTGCCCTACGTGCAAGGCGTGCTGGAGGCTGGCCAAGGCGCCCAGGACGAAGTGATGACAACCGTCATGGTCTGGCGCTTCGATGCCGGCGACTTCACTGGCGGCCTCGACATCGCCCAATACGTGCTGCGGCACAAGATGGTTATGCCCGACCGCTTCGCCCGCACCCTCGGCTGCCTGGTCGCCGAAGAAGTCGCGACCGCCGCATTCAAGGCGCAGAAGGTCGGCGAACCGTTCGACCTGGCCATCCTGCACCGAACCGCCGAGCTGACCGATGCCGAAGACATGCCCGATCAGGCCCGCGCCAAGCTGTTCCTCGCCATGGGCCGCGCAACACTGGAAGGCCTCAGCGAAGAACTGTCCGGCCAACCGGGGCAAGTGCAGGCCGGCATCGACCTGTTGAAGAAAGCCATCGACCTGCACGATGCCTGCGGCGGCAAAAAGGATCTGGAGCGGGCCGACCGCCTGCTTAAAAAACACGCTACCACCAGTAGCTGACCGAGCGTCCCCACGCACCCCGCCGGCTCGGGGCGGATCGGCCAGGCCGCTCCTCCTGAACGTGAAGCCCCGACCACCGGCGACCTACAACAGAGCGCAGTTCCATGAGCGGATTCATTGCGGGCGGCACGTCCCCCACCGGCCATATCAACACCGATCCCTTTTGGCCCTCGATAGACCTCGACGACGTGCGCGGCACATTGCGCATCGACTCCAGCGTCACCCCGATCCGCCTGGAAACCGCGACCATCGCCGCTGCCATCAGCGTCAACCGTGAGTTTGCCGAGTGGCGCGGCACCAAGCAGGCCGAAGGCTACGTCACCCTCGCCGACGTCCCGGCCGAAAAGGTCAACGATCTCTCGCAATTGGTCCACCTGTACCAACGCGCCATCTACGCCGCGACCGGCGCAGAAATCAGCGAACGCTACCGCTCCTACGACAGCACCAATAGCGGCAATCAGAACGCCGACGACCTCACCCCCAGCATCGATGAACTTCGCCGCGACCAGCGCTGGGCGGTACGCGACTTCCTCGGTCTCGGCCGCACCACCGTGGAGTTGATCTGATGGCCGTCACCGTCCGCGCCCAGCAAGGCGACACCGTGGATGCCCTGTGCTGGCGTCATTACGGCCGCACGGCCGGCGTAACCGAAGTGGTGCTTGAAGCCAACCCCGGTCTGGCCGATCACGGTCCGACACTACCGCAAGGCCTCCCGGTGGAAATGCCCGAAGCCCAAACCACCGCCCCGAAACGGCAGATGGTGAACCTATGGGACTGACCCACCTGCACCGCGCCCCTGAACCCAACCACCCTGGATCATGGAATGAAACGCATGCCTGACCGTCACGAAACCTGGGCCTGGCTCGCTGCCTGGCTCGAACAGCACTGGCCGACTATCTACGCCGGCCTACTTGCCCTGATCATCGCAGGCCTGCGGGTCATCTACGGCGGCGGCACCTTGCGCCGGATGGTGATCGAGGCGCCGCTGTGCGGTGCGCTGGCCCTTGCGGTGAGCCATGGTTTGTCGCTGGTGGGGATTCCAGCCTCGACCGCCCCTTTCTTCGGCGGCGTCATCGGCTTGCTGGGCGTCGAAGGCACCCGTGCTGCGGCGAAAAAGCTCTTCACCCGCAAGGTAGATCAGCTATGACCACCCTCCACCACGGCGACCGCTCGCAAGCGGTGCGCATCCTGCAAAAGAACCTCAACCAGCACGGCGCCAGGCTGATCATCGATGGCGATTACAGTGACGTCACCGAAGCCGCCGTGCGTGCCTACCAACTCAAGGTTGGCCTGGTCGCCGATGGCATCGCCGGCAGCAAGACACAGGCCGCACTCGCCGGGGCTGACTGCCAGCGGCTGCTTAAAAACACCGACCTGGTGAACGCCGCCGAACGCCTCGGCGTGCCGCTGGCCAGTGTCTACGCGGTCAACGAAGTCGAATCGAAAGGCGCCGGTTTCCTCGACAACGGCAAGCCAGTGATCCTGTTCGAGCGGCATGTCATGTACCGCCAACTGTCGAAGGTTCGGTACGAAGGCGACGATGCCGCGACGCTCAAGCACAACGCCGACCAACTGGCCGCAACCAATCCGGCCATCGTCAATCCCAAGTCGGGTGGTTATGCCGGCGGCACCGCCGAACACCAGCGTCTGACCAACGCGCGCCTGATCGACGACACAGCCGCACTCGAGTCCACCTCCTGGGGCGCGTTCCAGATCATGGGCTTTCACTGGCAACGCATGGGCTACAGCAACGTGCAGGACTTCGTCGCAGCCATGAGCGCGGGCGAGTCGCAGCAATTCGATGCGTTCGTGCGCTTCATTGAGACTGACCCGGCACTGCACAAGGCGTTGAAGGGCCGCAAATGGGCCGAGTTCGCCAAGCTCTACAACGGGCCGGACTACCAGCGGAACCTGTACGACACCAAACTCAAGCGCGCCTACGAACGACACGAAGACTGCGGCTGCGGTCAGGCGGTGGCCGCATGATCGACTTCGACGCCGTGCAACGCTTGAACGTGCAAGACGGTGATCTGCTGGTGGTGCCACGGGACAGCGATCAACACGACATGGAACTGCTGTGCGATGCGCTGTACGTCCAGATGCCGGATCGCAAGGTCATCATCATCCGCGGCCCCGTGCACCAGCTGGACGTCGACGCCATGAACACACTCGGCTGGTACCGCGCATGACCACCCTGCGCCAGACCCTATTTGGCATCGCACTGCTGACCGCCTTGGCCTTGTTGATCTGGAACCAGGAGCTGCGCATCAGCGCGGCGAACCAACACACCAAGCTGGCCACCCAGGATGCGACCACCGCTCGGGGACAGGCCGAGCGTCACCTCGCGAACGCCAACGCCTTGCGCACCACCCTGCAACAGGAACGCACCGCCCAGGCCACCCTGCGCACCCAGCAGGATCAACTGCGCCAAGGCCTGGCAAAGCGCGAACTCACCATCGAGGCACTGAAACGTGAAAACACCGAACTACGCAATTGGGCTGCCCAGCCTATGCCTGATGCTGCTCGCCGGCTGCGCGAACGCCCCGCCCTCACCGGCGCCGACGCTTATCGTCAGTGGCTGTCCGGCCGTGTTGCCCTGCACCCTGCCGGCGACCAACCCACGCAGTAACGGCGACCAGCTCACCGATCAGGATCGCGTCGAGGCCGCCTGGGCTGAATGCGCCAGTCAGATCGATATGGTCTACCAACATCAGCAGGCACAACCATGAACAAACCCGATAGCCTGAAAGCTCACCTGCTGGCCACCGTCGCCGAACTCAAGCACAACCCCGACCGGCTGCTGATCTTCATCAACAACGGCAAGATCCGCTGCACCGCGGCCGCAACGCTTTCCTTCGAATACAGCTTCGACCTGCAAGTCATCCTCACCGACTTCGCCGGCCACCCCGACAGCGTCATGCTGCCGCTGCTTGGTTGGTTGAGCGTCCATCAATCCGAACTGCTGGAGAACCTGAGCAAGGCGGCTGACGGTATCCAATTCGAGGCCGATATCCTGGACAACAGCAAAGTCGATTTGAGCCTGAGCCTGCCACTGACCGAGCGGGTGGTGATAGGAAAGGATGACCAAGGCAACACCACAATCCGGCATCCCGGCGAACCGCAGCGTGCAGCTGACTTCCTCGATCCGAACTGGATACCTGGCGCCCAGGGCACGGGTAGCGAATGGGTACTGCCAGAATGACCAACCGCCTGGAAGTGCTGGAAGACTGGGCAGCCGGCCTGCTCGGACAGCTCGAACCGGCATCGCGCAACAAGCTGGCCCGCAGCCTCGGCCAGGCGTTGCGTCGTAGTCAGCAACAACGAATCATTGCCCAGCGAAATCCGGACGGGAGCAAGTACGCACCGCGCAAACAGCGCAACCTGCGCGGCAAGCAAGGGCGGGTGAAGCGGAAGGTAAAGATGTTCCAAAAGTTGCGTACAACCAGCTTTTTGAAGTTACGAGGTGATGACAACGCCATTAGTGTGGGTTTCACAGGTTCCACTGCCCGCATTGCACGGGTGCACCAGTACGGATTGAGTGATCGTGCAGAGCGTGATGCTTCAGACGCTCAATACCATCAACGGGAAGTTTTAGGTTTCACCGAAGCGGATCTTGATCTAATCCGCGACGGCTTATTGACTAACTTAACGGCAAAATAATTATTATCACACCAATTTCAGAGTGAAGCCCCGCGAACAAACCCGACTTAAATTTTACTTCCTCATAGCTCTCAACTGCACCATAAGCTTCTCACCCTCGCCTGTTAACGACCAAATAGGCTCACCACTATTCACGGCAGAACTCGAAGACTCAATCAAAATCACTCCCAAAGCCTGAAACTGAATTGCTACAGTTTGGAAATCCTGATCTAAAAGTTCTGCCATCGAAACATCAACCCCTTTAATAGAACAAATCGCTTCCAGAAGTATATTCTTAACCAAGAACTCGCTTCGAGAGCCTACCAAATAGGGGGAAACATAATAAAAAATTTCGCCCCACGTAATCCTATGCTCCCAATTAATCGTATGTCCGTCCCAGTAGGTCCCATGCAGTACAAATACATCCTCGAAACCTGCTAGATCGGGTACTTCGAAAACAGTTTTCTTTGAGGAATTAACTTGCGTCAGCTCTTGATTCAGCCTGTCATTTTCTTTGCGAAGCTCGTTTATTTCTTTTAGTAGCTCCTCGCTTGTACCTTCACTAGCTCGAATCCAACCCACAGCTGGAAAAACCTTTATAGTCTTACCCAGACTTAGTGCAACCAAACCGGGCAGTTCACTTGAACTTGTCCAATACTTAACCAAGCGACCTTCGGAAACTTTATCTCGAAAAGCCTGTAATTTCTTTCTAGCCTCGCTGGAAATATCTGACTTTTCCAGGGCCAGCTTTTCCGGGCTACCATGCAGCAAGGCAACGACCTTTATACCCTTTTCAACCGCATAATCGAACTCCATTTCAGTATAACTCACTCCCTCTGCCCCAACCGACCCATACCTTCCGCCAACAATCAAAAGATAGTAATCGCAATCATCAATTATTTTTTTAATGAACGCCCACTGCTCCTCATCGGCAGCAGGAAACAGCTCCATGCCTGCAGGAATACAATCCATTTCCATCAGCGTTTGGGTTACATCCTTCCTCTCATCCATAAGATCCATGTAGGTCGAACTTACGAATACCTGATAACGCTTATTCATTCCCCACCCCATCCCGTTCGGCGAATTTAAGTGATATTTCGTCACGCAGCATCGTTCTGCGTTGATTAACCGCAGTTCAACCTTTACGCACACAGACCGGGCGTTAACCGAGTCTGATGCTGATTGTGCAGCAAGACTATACAAGCTGTACGGAATGCGTTCCTACGCGTGAACCAATCATCCTCTGAGCATGAACGACCTAAGCACCCTCGCCCGCCTCATCGAAAACCTCATCCGCCTCGGCACCATCACCGCCGTCCAGATGAAGCCCCCGCGCGTACAAGTCAAAACCGGATCACTAACCACCGGTTGGCTACCATGGATCGCCCCGCGGGCCGGCGCCGACTGCGAGTGGAATCCTCCGACAGTCGACGAGCAAGTCATCCTATTCAGTCCCTCCGGCCAGCTCGGTAACGGCTTCGTCCTGACCGGCCTGTTCAGCGACCACATCCTGGCCAACGGCGACCGCGAAGGTCTACACCGCAGCACCTACCGCGACGGCACCGTGATCGAGTACGACAGCATCGCCCATCACCTGAGTGCCACGCTGACCGATGACGGCACTACCAACCTTACCAGCCGCGGCGGCATCCACATCGTCGGCCCGATCACCCACGAAGGCGACTACATACAAACCGGAAACCAGACCATCACCGGCAAGGTCACAGCGTCCGAAGACGTGGTCGCAGCCGGCATCAGCCTGGTCAACCACCTGCACGGCGCCGTGATGCCCGGCCCTGGGAAAACAGGGAAACCGGAATGAACCGAGAAACCGGCGCGACCCTCAACCTGGTCGAACACATCGCCCAGTCCATCACCGACATCCTGACCACCCGCCTCGGCACCCGTGTCATGCGCCGCGAGTACGGCAGCCTGCTGCCCGAACTGGTGGATCAACCGTTCAACGACTTCACCCGCTTGCAGGTCTACGCCGCCACCGTCATGGCCTTAATGCGCTGGGAATCACGCATCAGCTTGAGTCGCGTGCAGTTCGTCGGGGTGAACCTGCAAGGCCAAGCATCGCTGGATCTTGAAGGCACACTGGTCGACAGCAACCAGCCACTGAGCCTGAGCGTGCCGCTTCAACTGGGGGGCAGCGCATGAACAGCTTCGTCGCCATCGACCTCAGCCAACTGCCGGCACCGCAAATCGTCGAACAGCTCGATTACGAGCAGATCCTCGCCGAGCGCAAGGCCTACGCCGTCAGCCTCTGGCCGGCCGAGCAGCAGGAAGAAATCGCTGCGCGCCTGGAAATGGAATCCGAGCCTCTGACCAAATTGCTCGAGGAAAACGCCTACCGCGAAACCGTGTGGCGGCAGCGGGTCAACGAGGCGTCCATCGCCAACATGCTCGCCCTGGCCAAAGGCACCGACCTGGAAAACCTCGCCGCCAACTACAACGTCAAACGGTTGATCATACAGCCCGGCAATCCAACGGCCATACCGCCGATACAGCAGCAAATGGAGAGCGACGACAGCCTGCGCGAACGCGCACAAATGGCGTGGGAAGGGCTCAGCACTGCCGGGCCGCGCAACAGCTACATCTTTCACGCCCGATCCGCTGATGGTCAGGTCGCCGACGCGACCGCCGAAAGCCCGGCACCAGCCGAAGCCGTGGTCACGGTGCAATCGGTTTTGGGGGATGGCACCGCCTCGCAGGCCCTACTCAACCAGGTCAACGCCTATCTTAGCGATGAAGACCGCCGTCCTGTCGCGGATCGCCTGTCCGTTCAGGGCGCTCAAATCATCAACTACCAAATCAAGGCCAGGATCTACCCGTTGACCAGCGGCCCTGAAACCGAGCTGATCCTCGCCGCGGCTGAAGCTCGGTTGCTCAAGTTCGTGCATCAACGGCGGCGACTGGCGCTGGAGGTTTCCGAATCCATCGTGCATGCCGCGTTGCACGTCGAGGGCGTGCGCAAGGTCGTGCTGGAGGATTGGGTGGACATCGTCGCCACCCGATACCAGGCTCCGTTCTGCACCCACATTGAATTAGTACTGGGGGTTGAGTGATGGTCGACCAGTTGCTGTTGCCCGGTAACTCGACACCGCTGGAACGACAGGCCGCCCAGGCCTTGGCCCAGATTCAGCGCGTGCCCATTCCCCTGCGAATGCTATACAACCCGGATCAATGCCCCCTGCCCTTGCTGCCGTACCTCGCGTGGGCGTTTTCAGTGGATCGATGGGACAGCAAATGGGCAGAGTCCGCCAAGCGCTCGGCCATCCGCGCGGCGTACTACATCCATTCGCGCAAGGGCACCATCGGCTCCCTGCGTAGGGTGGTCGAACCACTGGGTTACCTGATTGAAATCATCGAGTGGTGGCAGACCGTTCCGCTCGGTCCCCGCGCCACTTTCACACTCAAGGTAGGGGTACTGGACACCGGTATCACCGAAGAGATGTACCAGGAGCTGACCTGGCTTATCGACGACGCCAAGCCCCTCACGCGCCACCTGACCGGCCTCGCCATCAGCCTCGAAACTCAGGGCCGCCTGAACATCGGCGTCGCCCTGTACGAAGGCGACGTCATCGACGTTTACCCACCAGTGATGCGTGACATCGAGGTCACCGGCCGCTTTGACGTGGTCGGTCGCGAACATTCCATAGACACCCTGGACGTTTACCATGATTGACGCGAACTCTCAGTTTTTCGCCATCCTGACCCAGGTCGGCGAGGCCAAGCAGGCGAATGCCGACGCACTCGGCCGGCCCTGGCTGATCACCGACATGGGTGTGGGCGATGCCAACGGTACCGAACCCGTTCCGGATCGCATGCAAACCCGGCTGATCAATGAATGGCGGCGCCGGCCGCTGAACCAGCTCAAGGTCGACCCGGTCAACCCGGCGGTGATCATTGCCGAACAAATCATCCCGGCCGATGAAGGTGGAAAGTGGATCAAGGAAATCGGCCTGTACGATGCCGATGGCGACCTGGTGGCCGTGGCCAACTGCGCCCCCAGCTTCAAACCGGTGCTGTCGCAAGGTTCCGGACGCACGCAGATTGTGCGCATGAACCTGATCGTCAGCAGCGCCGGCAACATCACTCTCAAGATCGATCCTGCGGTGGTGCTGGCGACCCGAGAGTTTGTCGAACAGCGGATCCTGGAAGAGCTGTACAAGCTCGACAGCAAACAATCGGTGCGCGTGGCGACCACAACCAGCATCGCACTGGTCGGCCTTCAAACGGTTGACGGTGTGACATTGTTGGCCGGTGACCGGGTGCTGGTGAAGAACCAGACCGCGGGCAAGGACAACGGTCTCTACATCGCCGCGGCTGCCGCCTGGTCACGGGCGCCCGATGCCGATAGCAATGCCAAGGTCACGTCAGCAATGCTGGTGTCAGTCGAGCAAGGCGCAACGTTGGCCGACACGCGCTGGCAACTGATTACGGACGGGGCCATTGTCGTCGGCACCACGGCGCTGATGTTCCAGAACGTGACCCACGGCTTTGCGCCGATCAACGCGGCGGTGCTGAGCGATCCCAGGGCCAATACTCCCCCTCAATTTGACAGCAGCAAGGCGCTGGCAACAACCGAGTTTGTGCAACGCGCTGTGGGCAACAAGAGACGAACCACGGCAATCATCGGCTCCGGCACCATCGCGGCGACGGAAATGGGGGCCGATATAGTTGTTTCGGCCTCAGCCAATACTCTGTTGAGGATGCCGAGCCTTGCATCCGTCGCCGATGGTGCTTCGGTACGCCTGATTAACCTGGGCGCAGGTCGAGTCAACTTTTCAACGGCCAACGAAGGCGACAGCTTCATTGGTGCCTTCAACACCTCAGGCACCGCCACCACGTTTGGCCTGGAGGTCGGAGATGAGGTGTCCATCACCCGATACGCTAGCCTCTGGCTTGTCATCGGCAGCGGCAGCCATGGGCAGATAAGGGGCATCAACGGCTACAAGAAACATAGCGGCGGCATCGTTGAGCAGTGGGGCATCTGGACGAGCCAGGCCGTATCCGGCGCGGCGTCTGCTGTGACGTTCCCCCTGGCGTTCACGGGCGGGGTGCTCTCGCTTCAATTCACTGCCATTTCTCCCAGCACTAGCGATGTCGTCGCCTGGCTGGACAACAACGCCTCGCTAACCGGGTTTGTCGGTCGGTCGAACGGCGTAGCAACACCGATCTACTGGCGCGCACTGGGCTATTAACCACTGGAGGTTTTCGTGTCTATTTTCTATCACAGCAGCCCTCGTGCCTTTTACGACGAGGAGTATCACGGCCCTCGCAAAATGATTATCCCGGACCCGGACTGGAATCCTCCGCAGGGCTCAACCGCGCCGGCGCCAATGGTGTTGATCGACAATCCGGACTGCATGATTCCGGTGGACGCCAGTATGATTTCCCACGAATGGCATCAAGCGCTTCTGGACGGTCAGTCTGCAGGCAAGGTCATCTGCGAGGATGCCGAGGGTCATCCGGTGCTGGCGGATCCACCGCCGCAGACTCCCGAACAGCTCGCGGAGCAAGAACGGTACTGGCGCGACAGTGAACTGCGAGTGACCGATGAAGTGGTCACCCGTCACCGTGACGAGCTGGAGGACGGTACCGCAACAACCTTGACCGCCCTGCAATACACCGACCTTCAGGTCTATCGCCGTGCCTTGCGCAACTGGCCAGAGTCGGGCGAATTTCCGTCAATTGATCGCCGTCCGGCAGCACCACAATGGTTGGCTGAGCAACGTCAGTCATTCAGCCGCCTTTTGTCCACCCTGTAATCACCCCTCAGACAAGCCCACGCGCTCGCCCAACCGCCGCGCGCGCGGCAGCCTGTGCACTGTCATCTCATTTACTGCGCAGGCAAAACCATGGCCGATTATCTTCACGGCGTGCGGGTGCTCGAACTCAACGACGGCACCCGCCCTATTCGTACCATCCCCACCGCTGTCATCGGCCTGGTCTGCACGGCCGACGACGCCGATGCCACTCTCTTTCCCTTGGATACTCCGGTACTGCTGACTAACGTGCAGACTGCCGTCGGCAAGGCCGGCGTGAAAGGCACCCTGGCGGTGAGCCTGCAAGCCATCGCCGACCAGACCAAACCCTACACCATCGTCGTGCGCGTCAAGGAAGGCGCTACCGAGGCGGAAACCAACAGCGCCCTGATTGGCACCACCACCGCCGACGGCAAATACACTGGCATGAAAGCCCTGCTCGCCGCCAAGGCCAAAGTCGGCATGGTGCCGCGCATCCTCGGCGTGCCGGGCCTCGACAACCAACCGGTGGCCGCCGCCCTGGTCAGCATCGGCCAGCAGCTGCGCGCGTTCAACTACGTCAGTGCCTGGGACTGCAAAACCAAAGAAGAAGCTGTCGCCTACCGCGAGAACTTCGGCGCCCGTGAAGTGATGGTGATCTGGCCGGACTTCCAGAACTGGGACACCGTGACCAGTGCGACAGTGAAAGCCTCGGCCGTTGCCCGTGCCCTCGGCCTGCGCGCCAAAATTGACCAGGAAGTGGGCTGGCACAAAACCCTGTCCAACGTCGCCGTCAACGGCGTCACCGGCATCAGTGCCGACGTGTTCTGGGATCTGCAAAACCCGGTCACCGACGCCAACTACCTCAACAGCAACGAAGTCACCACCCTGATCAACGAGGGCGGCTTCCGCTTCTGGGGCAGCCGCACTTGCAGCGACGATCCGCTGTTCGCCTTCGAGAACTACACGCGCACCGCGCAGATCCTCGCCGACACCATGGCCGAGGCGCAGATGTGGGCCATCGACAAGCCGATGAATCCTTCCCTGGTGCGCGACATGATCGAGAGCATCAACGCCAAGTTTCGCGAGCTGATTGCCGCTGGCTACCTGATTGGCGGCAGCTGCTGGTACCCGGAAGACATCAACGACAAGGACACCCTCAAGGCCGGCAAGTTGTTCCTCGACTACGACTACACGCCCGTGCCACCGCTCGAAGACCTCACCCTGCGGCAGCGCATCACTGACCGCTACCTGATCAACTTCGCCAACAAGATCAATAGCTGACCCGTGTACCGGAGAACACCGCCATGGCCCTGCCTCGCAAACTGAAAAACCTCAACCTGTTCAACGACGCCCACAGCTACGTCGGCGTGGTGAAGTCAGTCACCCTGCCCCCGCTCGGTCGCAAGATGGAAGCCTATCGCGGCGGTGGCATGAACGGCCCGGTCAAGGTTGACCTGGGCTTCTCCGACGACGGCATCCAGTTCGAATGGAAGACCGGCGGCCTGGACCTGATTTCCCTGCGCCAGTTCGGCGCCGTCAACGCGGCCGGCATCGGCCTGCGTTTCTCCGGTCCGTTCCAGCAGGATGACACCGGTGAAGTCAGCACCGTGGAAGTCGTCCTGCGTGGCCGTCACGAAACCATCGAGATGGGCGATGCGGCACCAGGGGAAGACACCGAACATTCGATCACCACCACCTGCACCTACTACAAGCTGATCGTCGATAACGAGGAAATCATCGAGATCGACTTGCTCAACTTCATCGAGAAGGTCAACGGCGTCGACATGTTGGAAAAACAGCGCGCCGCCCTCGGCATTTGACCCATCCCGCCGCGCTCAACCGAGAACGGCCAACCCTGAAATCTGGAGCCACACATGAAGCCTGAAGACACCGTCGCAGCACTGCCCCCGACTGACGACAACACCGTCCACCTGGATACGCCCATTGTTCGCGGCAAGAGCTACTTCACCAGCCTGACCCTGCGCAAACCCACCTCCGGCGAGCTGCGCGGCATCCAGTTGGTAGAGCTGCTGAACATGGACGTGACCACCCTGATCAAGATCCTGCCGCGCATCACCAGCCCAGGCATTACCACGCCGGAAGCCACCGGCATGGACCCGGCCGACCTGCTCGCGTGCGGCAGCAAGATTGCCGGTTTTTTGTTGCAGAGGTCGGTGAGAACGGATGCCTCCCTCGATGCGTAGAAGACGCCATGGCCGACCTGGCCGTGGTCTTTCACTGGGCGCCAGCTGACATGGACCAGTTGGGCCTGCAAGAACTGATGGACTGGCGCGAGCGCGCCAGGGTGCGGAGTTCCACCGATGGCCAATGACTTAAAACTTCAGGTAATTCTCAACGCCATCGACCGCGCTACACGACCGCTCCGCGCCATTCAGCGGCAGTCAACAGAAGCGGCGCAAGCGCTCAAAGCGGCTCGCGACAAGCTAAAAAACCTTAACGATGCCCAGAAGCAAGTCACTGGGTTCCGTGAGCTGAAACAGGGTCTGGCTTCCACCAGGACAGCACTGGAGAGCGCTCGCCTGCACACCCAGCAATTAGGGAAAACCCTGGGACAAACTCAACACCCTACCCGTGCCATGACCCGAGAGTTCGCACAAGCCAAGCGCACGCTGCATCAGCTCAGACAGCAAGAAAGTGCCCAAACAGTGCAACTCCAGCAACTGCGCCAAAAGCTGCAAGCTGCCGGCATGACGACCCGCACGCTGAGCGAGCATGAGCGACGACTGCGTCAAGACATCAGCGGCGCCAATCAGCAAATGGAGACTCAACGCCAGCGCCTTGAGTCCTTGGCGCGTCAACAACAAAGCCTGACTCGAGCCAGCAAGGCCTATCAACGTCAGCAGCAAACGGCGAGCAATCTGGCGGGCAAGGGTGCATCCATGTTGGCCGGCGGTGGCGCTGCGCTCTATGGTGGAGCGCGTGTTCTTGCACCTGGTCTGGAATTCGACGCCAGCATGAGTCGGGTGCAGGCCATCACTCGACTGGACAAGGACGATCCAGAGAAAGAGGCGCAGCTTCAAGCGTTGCGCGATCAAGCCCGTGAACTGGGTGGTTCGACAATGTTCACCGCCGGCCAGGCTGCCGATGCTCAGGGGTTTCTAGGCATGGCGGGGTTCGACCCTAAAGCCATCAAAGCCGCGATGCCCGGCATGCTCGACCTCGCGACAGCCGGTGGCGCTGACCTGGCGCAGACGGCCGACATCGCCTCAAACATCATGTCTGGCTTGGGCATGACAGCCGATCAGATGGACAAACTGGGCGATGTG